CCTCTGAATTATCTACACCTTCTGAAAGAGTTTCAGATTTAGCGGCTGGTGACGCTGTTCTAGAAGAGAAATAAGATTCTCTTAGTGTCTCCAACTTCTCACGATAAGATTCTTCACTTTCAAACTCTACACTTTCGGAAAGTGAAGCGAGCTTTTCTTTCTGAGTGGATGCTAATCCTTCAGAAACTGATTCGAGAATGCCATTAGCAACAGACTCACCGAGTCTACTGTTTAGGTTGATGTTTTTCTCGATCTGCTCATTGAGCTTGGTCTCCATGTCATCTAGTTTTTCTACCATGCTTTCCAGCACATCATATTTGTCTTCAGGAATAGTTACATAATGTTCTTCAAAAAGACTTCTCATTCCCTCAAGGAATGATTCAGTCATATCTGTTTTTAACCCTTGCTCAATTGCAAGAGTATTTTCGGTGAACCACTCATCGGCAACATACTCAAGGTAGTTGTCAACTCTTTCAGAAAGAGATGCTTTCTCTTCATTGATTCTTTCTTCAAGTGTTTCTTGGTATTTTGCTTCTAATGCCTCTTGAACTTCAGCGACTTTAGAATTAAGTGCGGTCTCGAAAACAAGCTTTGCCTTCTCCTTAAATTCTTCGGAGAGGTCTTCGCCACCGAAGAGTGCATTAACATCTTCTTCGATGTCAACTTCGATGTCTTCAGTTGTTTCTTCTTCAGCAACTACTTCATCAGTAGTTAACTCTTCCTCTTCAATAACCTCATCGGAAATTTCTTCATCCTCTTTTACACCGCTAGGTGCAGGATCTGCAGGTTTAGCATTTTTGTTAACTACATCTTTCACTTGCTTAAGTGATCCACCAGGTGTCTTCAGTTTTGCTGAATCATCATCTGGTTTGTAGTTTGTTGGTGTAGGGCCTCCGAGATCTTCAACGCTTCCCGCCATGGAAGTATCCATCGGCATTGGTGGTTTAGCGTTGGCGTTCACGGCAGTCTTAGACTGTTTAGTTCCAGCTGCTACATCCATTTCTTGTAATTTTGTTCTAGCCATTGCTTTTAATTTCTCCGACTTTTTATTTAGGTTATGAGAACTATAATTTATTTAGAAAAGTTATAAATTAGACAGAAAATCGCTAAACAGGTTTAATTTCTGTTCATCGAGTTTTTTCTGGTCAACTAGAGTGTTGATTTGTTTGTATGTTTTGTGAGCAAACTTCTCACGAAGTATTCCTCCATCCCATACCCACTCTTTTCCTTCCATGATTCCTTCTACAAATGCATCAGGAGCTGAAGGATCGGCAACGATATCTGCAGCAGTTGCTAACATAAAATCTTCACCTACTACAGCGAAACCTTCTTTTGTTTGTTGGAGTGATCCAACACCACGAGAAGATACGCCAAGTTTTACACCTTCTTCGATTAATGAAGATGCAATCTTACCCATTGGTGTGTTAAGGATTTTAGCCTTACCAATGAAGTTAGATCCGTTCTCTTTAAGAGATACGATCTTATGAGAAACTCGATCTAGATTAACAGTTGGGCCTTCGGGATGACCGAGTTCTCCAAGTGCTCTTCCTGATTGAATATGATTCTCATTGTAACGACCAACTTCTCTACGAAGAGTCTCCATAGGATACATTCTGCCGTTACGATTTTTGATGTTCCCTTGTAAGAAAACACCTTCGATATACATTGATTTCTTGCCGTTCTTTTGTTCAACAAGAAATTCAACAGATTCGATTTCTTCTCTGATTAGTTTCATTACGCACTACCTGTAGTTTGAACTTGTTGAATGTAAACAACTGACGCTGCAGTTGGGTTCGGTGAAATCACTGACACCTTATTTGTTTGGAACAATGTAGCATTTCCTGTTGGAGTAAACGCGGTTGAAACACCAGCAGTATTTGCCTCAACAGTGATCTTTTCAGAAAAGTCACCACTGATTCCCGCACTTCTACTTTTACCAATGACTTTTGTATCATTGATTAGGGTAGTGTAATTAACATCGTTTGCAGTGTTACCCTCATAATCTAAAGTAACTCGATCACCTATATTGAAAGGCATTTGAGTTCCTTCGGGAGCCTCAAGAACTGTTGTTGTTCCTTTAGTAATACTAACTACTCTTTGCGATTGTTTTAGCATTGCTAAAGTACATGCATCTTGAGGTGTAACGACATAATCAGAAGGAGTTGCAACTGGATCAGTTCCTATTGCAACAAATGCATTAGCACCTGTTGCTACTATTCTTAAAACATTTGATTGTACTTTGAATGCAGAAGATGTCGTTGCTGTTCCTGTCAACGCAATCGATTGCCCTGCTCCAACTGTTCTATGTGCCATTATGCTAATAGTTTCATTTAACTTTTATTTATAATTTATTGTTGATCTTCTAATTCTGCAGTTACTTCGGTATCATCCTCCGCTTCTACTTCATCTTCATCAACTTCATCAACAATCTCATCATCAGTTTCATCAACTACTTCATCATCGATTTCTTCTTCATCATCTACATCGATTCCATCACCAAATACTCCATTTGCAACATCAGTTTTGAAAGCGTCTATTCTTTCTGCTGATTTGTTAAATAGAATCTCTTTGATCTTATCGCTGATTTGTGATGGTGATTCGTCTGTGGCCATCGCATCCATTAATTCATCCATGATTAATAATTAACTCGTATAGTATTTATACACCAGAAATGGTGTGGTATTATATTTCACCACCTTTCGGTAGTTCTGGTGCTTCTGTTGCAGATCCTTCAGATTCTAAATCTGGTTCATTTATAGGTTCTCCAAGAGCATCACCACCCACAGGTTGTCCTGTTTGTGGATCTACTGGTGCATTTGGATCTGGAATTATACCATCTGCGATCTCTTTTTTCATCAACTCATCTTGCTCAATTATTTCCATATCTGTTTGACGAAGTATTCTACGTCTTATATAATCTTGAGAATAGTATCTTCCAACATACGGTTCTGCAGCTGCAGCAACTGTAATTCTTTCGTTAAACAGTTCTGTTTCTTTTAATTCTGAGAAATGATTGTCATATAAGAAGTCATATTGTATGTGTTCACTCATTGTTTCCCAATCTTCTGGGGTGATTATATTCTTTAATATAAGCTGAGTTCTCAACATATCATCAAATATTCTTGAGAATCTTTTTCTCAATCTACTCACAAATTTAGTGAATTTTAATTCGTCTCTTAATATTTCTGAGGATCTTCCCAAGTTGAATCCTCCCTCTCCGTCCATTCTTGATGGGGGTACGTTGAGCGACCTATATAATTTCTTTTTGAAGTACTCAATATCCGTGATCTCACCAAGGTTTTGGCCTCCAGGCAAAGTAGAAATTTCAGTTCCACGGCCGCCTTCCCTCCTAGGTAGCCAGAAATCTTCAAGCATTGCCATGTACTTCTTGTCATCGCGGATCTCTCCTGTGTTAGCGTCGTAAACTAATTTGTTCCGATATCGCATCATCACATCTCTGAGATATTGCTCTGCTTTTATCTTAGGTAAATTACCTACATCTATATAGAAAATTCTACGCTCTGGTGCTCTTGATAATCTGTATATAACAAGTGAATCTTCAATCATTCTAAGTTGGTTGATTGACTTGATTGCTTTATGCAAATATGAAAGAGTTGATCCTTTATTTCTATCGACTAATCCAGAGGTACAATATGTAATTGCATCTCTTGCAATTTTCATACCTTGACTTGCACCAGTTGCATTTATATTTCCTGTTGGATATTTACCACTGGCATTGTATATAAAGTATTCTTCTATCTCTGGGAATCTGTAATCCATAGGATCAGCATTACCAGTGTTTATTTTATAGTCGTTTTTATTCTTATTCTTCTGAGAACGAACATAACGCATTTTTAATGCATCAATATAACGTAACTCTTGAATACCTTCTTCTGGTTTCTTTAAATCTATTATTTTATGATAGTATATTCTTCCGTCTATATACCAGTTTCTGTATATCTCGTGTGCCTTTTTATCAAAATCTAAAAGATCACAAATATGTTTGAATTCTTTTCTAACCTTATCTTTAATACCATCACTAGCATTTAAATTATCAAGATTAATTTCTATTGGAGAATCATTTGTATCAGATACAATCGCTTCATTAACAATATCTTCAATTGCTTGATCAGCCTCTGGTTGAATTGATAATTCACGATATCTTTTTATCAAGTCATATTCAGTTCTGTAGATACCTTCAATATCAACATAAGAACCAAAAAAACCACTACTCATATAGTGATCAGACCCGTCCTCATTATTTGGAGGAACGGGTGAGACCGCAGTAGGAGATAGTGGTTCGGAATCCTCTATTGAGAATCCAAATAATTTAGCCATAATTATGGTTTACTTGAATTATAGTTTATATCTACTATTTAGTCAACCTATTTAACCCTCTGTTCCTGCACCTTTAACTTTGTATGACTGAACTGCGAATTCAACAGTGTATTCTTCAATGGTATCAGTATTTTCATATGATACATCAATCTGCCCAACATTGATTGGGAATATATCGATGAACTCATATTCTTTAAGAACTACGTTTGTGGTTCCGCCATTGTTAGTGCTACTTAATTCAGATCCTCTACCAAGTTGAAATACTTTGGCATTTACCA